GCGGTGGTGTCAAGTTCCGCCGTGAAGGTGCGAGGGCGAGCGGGGATTACAACACAGGCATGGGTAATACCCTGGTCATGCTAGCCGTTATCACCTGGGCGTTGGAGCGGCTGCCTTTCGTCCGCCGGGCTGAGCTGCTCGTGGATGGTGATAACGCGTTGTTGTTCCTCCCTCGTTCTGTGCTTCACCAGGTCCAGCGGCTGCTGCCACGCGTGGTCGTCCGCGTTGGGTTTGAGATGACCCTGGAGAGGCCTGTGTCTGTCCTCGAACAGGTGAGGTTTGGCCAGTCGGCTCCCGTTGAGGTCGCACCCGGCCGTTGGTTCATGGTCCGTGACTGGCGCAAGGTCTTGTCACACGCCTGCTCCAGCCACGTCCACTTGCGTGAGCCGCGTTTTGCCCGCAAGTGGCTCCACGGCGTCGCGCGGTGCGAGGCTGCTCTTGCCTCACGGGTTCCGATCTTGTGGAAGTGGGCCACGTCGTTGATGGAGGCCACCCGGTCTGGTGCTGCGCCTTTACCGCTGGACCGGTACCCCGATTACAAGTTCCGTGGCGTGACCGCTGCCAGCTATGCCAAAGCGGAGGTTCTGCCCCCTTGTGAGGTGGGTCGTGCGTCCTTTTTTAGGGCGTTCGGTGTCAGTCCCGAGACTCAGGTGGCGGTTGAGTCTCGGCTTGAGCGGCTGTCTTTGGACTTGGATCGCGTCGAGACGCTCGAGGTCCCACCCCTGTGGTGGGCGGCTGACCCCCGACTCGCACCTCACGGGTGGGACCTTTGACCTGGTGTGGGGTGGGGGCGCGGGCGGGTGCAGGCGTGTTCGCGCAGAGGTCGGCCGCCGTAAAGCCCAGGTGGTGGGTGGTGGGATGCACCCCGGGCAGGCGGGCGCAGGCTCTGGCGATCGTGAAGGCCCTCGTTCGACGTCCGTCTCGTGGTTTGTGTGTGGTGGAAGCCCCCTTGGGCGAGGAGTGAGGCAACCCTGTGTCGCGGTGGTGGTAGCCTGGTGGACATCCGGTCCGAAAGCCTCCACGGGTCATCCCAATGGTGGAGCCAGGCGAGTAGGTTAATGTTCCGCACCACGAGGTGGATCCATCGC